TTAAAATACTAATTCTGTGCCATATTCGCAGTCGCAAGTTTCAGCGAATTTTAAAGCCTTTTCAAAACTGTTGAATGTTCCTAAATGCTTTCTTGTCTCACATTCTACAACGTCGATGTTCATTTCTGAAAAATCGTAAATGTCGCCACCTGTCACCCAATCACCATCTTCATCATATTCATTTTCTTCAATGTAATATTCTGTAACATTGTAAAACGTTCCATTATAGTGATTTTCTTTAATGTCTGTTTTCAATTTTTTCAACTTTTCCTGTGCTTCTTCCAATGTATCAAAGCTAGCGATTATTGTTGGTTCTTGATTTTCACTTTCAAGGCTTACGCCTGCTTTGATGTTTTTTCTGTTCTTGTAATTTACCTCGATTGTACTTTCCTTTACTTCGTATTTTTTCATTGATTTGTTCCTCCTATCTATCTGATAGATATAATATACCACGCAATGCGTGGTATTGCAATGCTTTTTGCATTTTTTTCAAAAAAAAATAAAGGGAATGCAAAAAGCACTCCCTTTTAAAAGCTATAATATTAAATTTCTCTAATATCTTTCTTAAACTTGTTCCAAACTCTCTTATTCATCATTGTTGCTGGACAATGCTTGCCGTTAACATCGAAATGTCTAATTACTGTCTTAGCGTTAGGGCAGTACTTTCTAATGTATTTAATAAGCTTCTTAACTGCTGCACTCTGCGCCTTTGAATATGCGTCTTTTTCTGTAGAATCGCATAATTCAATTGATACAGAATTATAATTAGTACATTTATTATAGTAGCTTCCTCCGCCTGTTTTGGCGCAGTCAGCGTATTTATTACCGCCGACCGACCAGGCTACTCTATTCATAGGAACACTTCTAGCTATTTTGCCGTCTTTGTCAACAAAGAAGTGCGCACCTGCAAGTCTTGTATTCCCTGTGGCGTAGTAATCAACATTGTTCTTGGCTGTATCGCCTGTATTTCCTGTGTAGTGGATGACAATATATTTAACGTCTTTCCTGCTTCTCTTTTTAGAATTGTAACTTATCGACTTAGCCATTCTCTTGTACATCTTCATTATTCTTCCTCACTTTCTTTAATTTCATCAATATGTACTTTCTGTTCTGTTTGCGACTTAATATACTTCACTATCGGCAGCATAAATGAGGGAATGCTTACTCCTATGTCTATTATATTCTCGAGAATGCTTATAAGTTCGTTACAAGTAATCCAAACAGCAACAATGCAGCTAATCAAAAATGTAAACGGTAATTCAATTCCAACTGTATGAGAAGCATATAAAATTAACTGGTCAATGATTGCACCGACTACTACCAACAGCCACATTGATACTTTCTTTGCTATTCCTCTAAAACTCTTATATGAGCTTATTGTTCCGTCTGCTCTGTACTTTGCAGCCATCAAGCCTGTTCCGTAATCGATAACATTGCAGATTACCATTAATAATGTAGGAATGTAGAGTACTCCTAAAACTGAGGACAGAACACTCCCTACCGTAGTAAATATAGTTTTAAACTGTTTCATATTATTTCTCCTTTTCTCTGTTTTGGGGTATAAAAAAAGACCTCTAAGGTCTTGAACGTATCTCCATATTGATTTTTCCTTTCTATTCATCTTCTTTTGCGGCAAATGTAACATTGAATGGTAGCCAATCGCCTTTAACACAAGTGGTGAAAGAGCTAGCTCCATATCTTGACATTCCGCATACGCCGTCTGCGCCTATAGCCAACTGCCAGCGGTTAGCTCCTGAACCTTGGCAGACAAAATATAGCGCAGAATCAGGTCGATAGCCTTTCGGCAATGTAAACATATGAATTGAATCATATCCGCTTGATATATTATAAGATGGAGTGAGACAGCCTTTTATGCTTACCATTCCCGCTATTTTTTTGGCATATACAATTCCTTCTTCATCTGTTGCTCCGAATTTTCTAAAATTGCTATAGTCAGCTATAATTTCATTCCATTTAGCGCCTGTAACGCTAATCTTTCCATCATCTATCGATAAGGTCGTCGAATCACTACTAATTGATGCTCCGTTTTTTCCGTACAATGACGCTTGCTCATTCTGCATATTCAATACAGCATTAGGAATGAAAGAACTTTCGATTGTTCCCTCTTCTTCATTAACTGTATCTAATTCATTAGATGTCGACGCTTCCATTCTTATTCCACGTTCAGTATTTATTAATTTAAAACGTTCATATAAATCATCGCCATTTACATCTAACGAATGATGAATCGTATCAATCTCAAAAACGCCTGTAGCTTTGATATTCTCAGCAAAGAGCTTAGATACATCAATCTGCTTTGCTGTTACTGTTCCTGTCGCTATCTTTCCTCCGTTAATGATAGTTGTATCGTTATTGTAGCACCAATTTTTAATCGAATTATTTTCAACCAAATCAGATATACTTTTGATTTTCGCTGAGTAGTCAGTTGCTTTTCTTCCTTTCTCGAGTTGAGCCTTGTATACGTTAAGGATTCGGATGTTACCGTTGAAAAATATTACAAGGTCGTTTTGTGTAGCTCTGAATGTGATTTCTACCTTAGTCCATTTGCCTTTTGCCAATTCTTGCGATATTCCCTCAATTTTAACTTCTCCGACTGCACTGTATATCATCGCTAAGGCATATACGGAAAAAGTATAATATTGGTCTACTTCCAATATGGAAGGAATAGTTAATTCAAATCCTTTAGTCGCCGATTCAGGCGCAGAAAAACAGCCACATTTTCCTTCTTCTCCGTCTCTGTCAGGCAACGCTATAATGCTCTCTGTAAAATTCATAAGCCCTCTCTTTCATTAATAAAGAAGAGCGCATTGACGCTCTTCTTTGACTTACTAATTTTCTTCTGTTTCTTCCATTGGCTCTTCACCTTCTGCATTTTCTTCTGTATCGAACCAACTTTCTACTTCTGCAAGGTCTTCTTCTGTAAGCACGTTTTTTTCGTAGTATTTCAATGCGTACTGCATAACCTTGTATTCGTCCTCTCCTGCTTCTTTCATTGATGTTAATGTCTTCATCACAAAAGTTTTTAAATCGAATTTTGCCATCTCATATCTCCTTTCTATTCTGCTTCGCTTGCAGATGCAACAATGGCATCGCTAAGCTCTTTGAATTTCTTGTCAATGTAGCTTTTAGTGTCTGCCACATAAGTCACCTGCATTTCTGCATCCTGGTCGTTCCATATAGTTGTATTTGGTTTGTTTGTATGCAATGCAAGGATTTTTTGAACCTCTTCGGAACTTAGTTCGGTGACTATAGGCTCCTCTAATTGAAAAAGAATTTTTACCTTATTTCCAATAAGCCACTGTTTCATTGCGTTTTTATCAGATATATTATCGGGAGCTTCTTTTTCTCCAAAATAAAAATTACCATTCACTTTGAAGACATTACCCCATTTTTTATCAAATGTTTTTGAGGTGAAATGAGTTGATAAAACTCTACTCGCATTAGTTGTGCTTTTATCTATTGCTGGCAAATAATAATACTCTTTATTAGGTGACTGTTGTAAATTTCTTGATATTTGAGAACAATCATACGATTTTATTTTCTGCACTAACTGCCCTGTTCCATCTGCTCTTACGATTAACTCATCCTTAACATCGCCAATTCCGCTTAATTCGCAAGTTTGCTGTGCTGACTGGATTTCTTTATAGGGTTCATATTCCGTTGCTGTGTTACCAACTTCCATCTGTGGATATATAGTTGAATTATACGTACCATCTTTCGTTATTCTAAATACCCACGAGTAAAAGTAGCAATCTTGTTCTGATAGCGTTTTAATAATATTCTCTGAGTTGATTATTGACCCTTTTGTTTTCTCTCTCGCTATGTATGTACCGTTTGGAACTGATATTGTATTAATTGAATAACGCCCTTTAGGGATATATACATATTGTCCTTCATCATTAAATGTTCCAAATAAATATATGTCTGACTCAGTTACATCCTTTCCAACTTCATACGTTCCTTTTACGCTAATAGATTTGTCTTCGTTAACAGTATATATTAAATTTCGAATCTGCTTACTCTTGGCATTATTTACAAGTAAATTCTTCCCAGCAACACTAACAGTCGGATTCTCGACACAATTCATTTCTTGCGGATAATCAGGATTTGGACTTGGCTGTCCGCCCGTGTAGGGCTCATATTTGAATGTATTCGCTGTTATAGTTGTATCTTCTAATACTGACACCCTGAATTTGATTTTACCACCAGTAAAGCCAGGTTTAGTAAGCATAAACCCACGCATCATCGCGATACAATCAGACATATCATTCTTAGTTTTGGCTTTATCGAATTTTATGCCTTTCATTGTTTTTCCAACAGCATTTGCAAACTGCCCTTTTGAGATTTGTTCTAGGGTAATAATATTTAATTGACATTTTTCTGTTGGAATTTCTAATATCTCCGTTACAATTAAATATTCTGTATCTATTTTCAGCAAATCGCTCTTTTTTGTAAAAAAGTTATAATATTGTTCGTTTTCTGTGTTATTCGCAGGAATTGTTGCTGTGATATACCCTTCTTCATCGACCTTAAATATAGAGTTAAAACTTAATCTATCATTAACATCAAATAAATTTACCCCTGTTGTGCTTGCTTGCTCTGTACGTCCGTAAATGTGCAATTCCTGTATGTTCATATCTGAACTATCGGTTAACATCATTTCTGTTCCTGATTCTGTGGGTTTAATCAAAGTTGTATCTTCAACTTTGCTAAATTCTTCAGGAATACTCTGCAAGACTTCCAATCCCTTCTGATTAATTTCTTCTTTCTTTGTATCTGCTGCATTAACTATAGCTTCCTTTAGTTCACCAGCGTTTTGGGTGATGTCGTCATTGATTTTATTTAATTCTGTCTTTTTTGCATCTGTTAAGTCGCTAATTTCTTTCTTTGAATTTGTCGTCAGATTGCCGATTTCTGTAAGGCTCTCTCTCTTTGTCTGTTCAAATTCTGTAACTGCTGAATTGATGTTGCTTTCTGCTTCCTTGGCATTGCTTTCGCTTGTTCCTGCCTTGACTGCTGCATTTTTCGCTTCTTTTGCTGATACACTAGCATTGTCGGCTGAACCTTTAGCATTAGATGCTGACTGTGAAGCGTTGGAAGCTGATTCGCTGGCATTAGATGCGGATGTATTAGCAGATTCGGCATTGCTCTCGGTCTGTGTAGCGTATTCCTTGTTTTTCTCTGTTAGTCCTTCTACTGTACGCCTATTGGCATCTGTCGCATCCATATACTCTTTGGATTTTTCAGTATTTTCAATTGTTTCTTTTAAATAATCCTTGTTTTTTTCGACTGTTTCTTTTGCTTCTTTTAACTGTTCTTCTACAAAACTTCTAAAGCTAGGCTCTTCGTCAGGTGATACATAGTCGCTAGGCTTAGCTCTGTCAAGAAGTCCAAATTTAATCAACTTTGTTGTTGTTTCGCTGTTTTCGTCAATGTATTTAATATAGGCTATGATGTTGTCTTTTGAAGTAAGCAAAGAATCTGGAATCTGAACCATACTGTCTGTTATTCTCTTGTTGATTGTTCCATTGGTAGAATGTTCATTAGAGAATTGAACCTCTACGCCATCTGGAATATCATAGAATTTAATGAGCTGTCCTGTATCGTATCTATAGATTCTTGCGTTGGCTCTGTCGTCATCCAAACCAAACTCTATATGATATACATTATCAATCTTTTTATTAATCTTCATCTTTTTCTCCTATTCTATTCTATTATTTCAATCGTGTAATCATCGTTAATCAATGTAAGGCTATCATCCAACAGATTTGTTGTTCCAACCTGTCCGATAGTAACGCTTTTAGTTGCTATAAGATTTTCGACGACTGCCAACTGCTGATATAATCGGCTGATTGCTTTTTCCGTTGGGCTTTGTTGCTCAGCCATTTCGGTCGTCTCTCCATATGAAGAGATTTTCGATGTTAGCCCACCATCAAATTCGATAGTCATTCCCATTATTGGAAGAATAATGCCTGTACCATCCAATGTGATTACTGTTACCATATCACCAATATCTAAGCGAAAATCACCCAAAAACGATACGGATGCCGGATAGTAGCTCAATTCTTTAAGGCTATCGTATAAATTGTCTAATGTATCTTGCGTATGCATAAAGCAAGATATTGTAACGCCTGTAGCTCCATTGCCCGATTTTAATACTAAATCGTTATCAACCGTACATTTGATATATCCTAAATTAAATATCTCATTAGACACGCTTATATCTTCTAAGCTTCTATCGGCTGTTATCTGATAGTCTCTACTGCGATAATCTCTGAACACGACTTTTCCTGTTCTGTCAGCAGTAACAAATCTGCCGTAGTAACTAGCTATGATTGCCAGAGCTTCTTTGTATGTGTAGCCTTCAAACGGATTACAATATCTAATGGTCGTCCCATCGTCGCTTTCAACTCTTTTATTGATTACCATATGCCCAGGAATCTCAATAGGAACGCCCGTCATAGTCTGAATTTCCTTAACAACATCTGCTATATCGCAAGGATATGATAGTAGCGATGAATAGCTACCATTCAGCCTTGCCATTCTGTCTAATGCCGTAAAGGTCATCTTTCCAGCCTGCACAGTAGGTTTTTGTGCCTTAAAATATCCCATTGGAACATATTCGATAGTTGTATCATCAATATAAATTCCTAAACTTAACAAAAATTCTTTATTGTAGATTACGCTCGTAGGCTCTTCCATATTAACTGTAACCTGCGTTGCTATCGCTGTACCTAACTGCATTTTTTCTGTATCATTGTTAGCACTGGATGTTATATCAATCGAATAGAATCCATCTGTAATCTCTGTCTTGTCAGATAGAGTTATCTTAGCTCCGAATCGCCTGCCATCTGCATTCAATGCATTAATACATTCTGTTGATACATTTGTATACATATCTCTTCCTTTCTACTGTTCAATCAAATCAACCGCAACGCCTACATATCGTGGAAGCCCTGTAGCCATACTATACAACGGATATGTTGGCGAATTAGCATACATTGTATATTTCGACCCTTGATACTCAACTGTAAAAAAAGCGTCCGATATAGCCTTGTTAAGCAGATTTTTTTGTTCAATAGTGAGAACTGGATATTTAATTTTCAATTTTAATTTGGTAGTTACAATATCACCTGTCATTTTTCCTGAAGATGTACGACCTGTATTTTTGCTCCAAATTTTTTCTTGCGATTCTTCAATTCCGTTCAAGGCTGGTTCTAAGTCGAAAGCCTTGCTTCCTGTATTAATCTTTAATGTTGCTGACATTTCATTTCCTTTCACAAAAAAGCCCCATTCTTATGTAAGAATAGGGCATCTGCCTGTTGCTATTGTTCTGTTGTTAACATCTTTTACGACGTAATCTGTTATTTCTTTTCCTCCAACGTATACGTTAAGAATTGGGGAATTACCGTTTCCACTATTTCCCATCGCAGCAGTTACAGCAGAATATACGCCTGCTGAAATACCTGATACAATCTGGTCGTTATTCGCTACGGCTGTTTTTCCATTGCTAAATTTGCCGACCATTTCATTTCTATTTGCAAAGAAAAGACCATCTTCTCCTCTTGGATAATCAACAAAACCACCATTACTGAAAGACTTGATGTGTCCTACATTGAACCCTAATGTCTTTCCTTTATATCCCAAAACTTTGATTGCTGGAATTTTAATTTGAATTTTATTAATGTTATCAATGATATATTTGTTAATCCAATCAATTACTGTATTAATAATTGATTTAAAATCTTTCTTGATTTCATTAATTTTGTTCTTTGCTTTAATGGTAAAAGATACTTCTTTATTTTTCCATTTTGCTGCTCTATCTTTCCACCACTTATTAATATCGTTAACTTTCTGTTTCGCGTTCAACTTTAAGTTGTTAGCCTTATCTCTCCATCCAGCGGTTCTATTATTCCACCATTCTCGAACATCACTAGCCTTTTGCTTTGCATTCAACCTTAAGTCGTTAACCTTGTCGCTCCAATCTGCGGAAACTTCTTTCCATTTAGCTCTGATTTGGTCGCGTGTAGTTTCAATCTTAGATTTCAGCTTTGCTTCTGCTTCCAGCGCCTTGTCCTTAATTGCATTCCAACCTGATTTGATGCCGTCCCACAAATCTTTCGCCTTTGTTCCTAAATAAAGAGAGACTTCAAGAATTAATCCACCGATGCCCTTGACTGCTGTTACGATTGCTTTCCATATTTCCTTTGCAACCTTAACCCAATCAGTCGTTCTAACTCCGTCAATGATGCCGTCGATGATTCCTTCTATCAGCTCTACGAACGCCCCAGCTATTGCGAATACAGCTTTTAACGCTGCAATAACAATACCTAACCAATCAACGCTAGTTACTGCCTTAACTACCTTTTTGCCGATTGCTTTCCAGTCGGTTTTTTCGAAAAATTCAGCAATTGCATTACACAATCCTTTTACAGCTTCGCCAATTGCAGCAGTTCCCTTGGCTAAGTCAAGCTTATCAACGCATCCATTGACTGCATTTGCTAAGCTACTGCCTAACTTTTTCCAATCAAAATTAGTAACTAGTTCATAGAGCGTATCGAATACGCCTGTCAAGCTATTCCCTAATGTCTCGCCTGCCATTTTCCAATCTATAGCTTTCAACGCTCCGTTAAGTGATTGTGCTATTGCTTTCCCAAATTTACTCCAATCGTAAGTAGTAGCGAATGTATTAAAAAATCCTAAGATAGTATTTACTGCCTGTCCAATAGTTGTTCCGACTAAATTCCAATCAGTTGCTCTAATAGCTCCATTCAAAAAATCAGCTATATTTTTAGCTATATTGTTTACTTTCTTCTGAATTTTGTCCCAATCAATACTGCCTAATGCCTGATTGATTTTGTTTCCTAGTGCTTCGCCTACACTAGTCCAATCGCCATCCTTGATAGACTTAAGTAAGCTACTAGATACATCAACCTTGGAAGTAGTCCACGCTCCTGCATCAGAATTTCCACTACTTGACGAACCGCTACCGCTATTGGAAGATGATGTATTATCATCCAACTTTGTAATTTCGTCAAAGCCAGCTATAGTCTTTTTGTACTTCTCAGCTTCCTTGTTTGCGTTGCTGGTAGAATTTGCCGTATCATCTAAGCTTGCTGCATAGTCTTTTTGTTGATATACAGCCTTTGTATAAGTCTTTTGCCCTGTTAAGCCTGCTATAAGCTCACCTAATTTGTTAAAAGCATCTGCTATCGTATTAATGACGCTACTTACCATAGGTTGAACATAGCTTACTAACGGCGAAAATGCTGATACGATACTATTCTTTAAATATGATAGTGAACTGTATATCTTAGAGATTGAGCTATTAAATCCACTACTCTGCTTCGCAAGGTTGCCCATTCCTTCCGAAAAAATGGTAAATAGCTTCATTAAAAGCATCGACATTACTATGCTTTTAATCATTCTTAGGTTCTGCGATGCATTGGAAGCGAATCCAGATATTTTATTCCTAACACTTCCAACAGCCTTACCTAACAAAGTAAATCTGCCTATTATTCCTACTGCCTGCCTGCCTACATTCAACAATCCCTTGCCAAACTTGAAAATTGACGACACGCCATTTTGAAACCTATGAATCAAGCTTGATGCAGCATTGCCAACAGCTTTAAGCTTTGCGGACACATTCGCCATAAATGCCCCTTTTGTCGTTGAGCTTAAAGAACCTAACGACTGTCTTAATTGCATTATTCTCTCTTTAGCGCTTGCTATTGACTGCTTAGACTGTCCTAATTTAGCTGTTGCCTGCTCTTGCCTGTTAGATAAGGCATTTAAGCTGTTCTGTGTCTGCTGATAGATTGCTTTTAGACTTGTAAGCTTTACTTGCTGTTGTGTAATCTGATTGTTTAGTTTTTCAAGTCCTTGTTTGTTACCTAAATCAAGCAATCCTTCATCTACGCCATTAATTCCAGCTTTTAGCTGGTTAAGTCTGTTGTAAGCCTGCTCACTCTCTGCATCTACCTTGTTAAGAGCTTCCGCCATCTGTTCATAATTCATAAATTCGCCGTCAACTTCGCCTATTTCATAATTTGAATTTGAAAGCTTATTCATTTCTGTTTCAAGTTGCAGAGCCTTTGTTTTATTTTTTTCTAAAATGCTCTCTAAATTTTGTAATTCTTCGTTAATGCTTCCTTTTATCTGCATTGACGACATTACATTAGACATCTTTTCATATGCCGTATGCATTTTATTAATCTTGCTTTCCTGATTGCTTATTTCGCTTGCGTACTTCTCTGCTTTAGTCTTAACCAAATCATATTTAACGCCTAATTCCTGAATGTTTTGAGCGTACTTTTGAGCTGCATTAGTATTGCTTTGATATTTCTTTTTTTCATTTTCCAAAGCTTTTGCTATTTTTTCGGCATTTTTATCCATCGATTTTTTGGCTCTTTCAATATCTCCATCCAAATCTTCGAAAGCATCTGATACTTTGGTTAACTGTCCTCTCGCCGATTCAAGATTCTTCTTTAGGTTGTTCAACTCTACACTAAACTTGACCTTTATCTCTTCAACTGTCATTTCCTACCTCCTTCCTACCTTTTATTCGCATATCGGAACATTATGTTTTTATATTTTTCAATTTTAGCTTGCTTTAAAATCTCTTCTCTTTCTTCGCTAGTCCAGAACGTTGGGAACGCTTCAACAACGCTCGTTTCTTTCTTTTCAAAAATCCAGCCAGAAATTAAATCAGCTTCCTTAAAGGCTATGTATGCCTTATCCTGATTCTCTCTGCGTTTTCTTTCCTGAACAACCCTGATGAACTCTAATACTTCGCCCCACGTCCAATCCCATATATCATTAAATTCGATTCCTGCTACTCTACCTTCGAAAATCAAATCTTCTAACGATTTTCTGCTAGTTTTCTGTGGGTGTATCTTTTTTTTCTGCTTTTTCGATAACGTTTTCTAAGTCGTTAAATACTGAATCGTATGTATTTTCAACGCTCTTTAGTACAGCGTTTGCCTGTTCTTTCTTAATGATTCCTGAAGCTACGGCTATATCTGTTACTACTTTTGCAAAAGTTTCAATTCCGCAGTAATCGTTATCTACCATCAAATCGTAAAGCTCTTCGCCTGATTTGATAGTATTATCGTTGTCCTTGTAATTTAATGCTGTATCGAAAATATCAATAGTCTTGTCTATTTCATTGAATCCACCTAACAGAGTTGTTAATGTGTCTTCATCGTATTTCTCTTTTAATTTGCGCTGACCGCCACAAGTCAATCTTAAATGTACTTTTACTACTTCTTCTCCATCTTTAAGTTTTAATTCTAATGTTTTCATTTCAAAGTCCTTTCTTAACAAAAAGATGGGGCATTTAGCCCCATCTAACAACTATTTATGCTGGATTAGTTACTTTCCAATCTTCCTGTAAAGATACTGTTAATTTAGCACTGATTAATTCGTCAACTTTAGTGCCGCTAACTCCCGTTGATACGTAGCCTTTAGTTGAGAATGTTGTTCCGTCTGGTAAAGCAACCTCTAACGGAACAATGTTTCCTGCATCTTCTAACGCTTTAAGTTTCCTATAGTCGCTAGTTGCGCTGCTATTGTCAAACAAATAAGTAGCTTCCCACGCTTTAATATCCTTAACGCCTGGTACTGTCACCTTGATTTTATCTTTGAATGTAGTTGCATCTAATTCAGATGGACTTCCGCCAATATCGCCAATATCTGTAACGTTATTCATAGCTACTGAATTAACCTTTACTTCAATACCAATGCTGGCTAATCCCTGTTTTGTTCCTTCTGCTGCTGCCATTACTTTAACCTCACTTTCGTTTTGTGTGCTTGTTGTTTTGGTATTTGCCATTTTCACAACCTCGCTTTCTAATCAATTAATCTGTTTGTTCTGATGTCTACGTGTCGGCTGTATCTCAAAGTCTTTCGATATAGTCCAGACGCATCTATACTGTCGCTGTCGGGGCTAACATAGTCCCTTTTCAGCCCTAACTTTTCAAGTTTTTTTGATGCTTCCATTGCCATATCTATTACTGTTTCGAACGTGTCCGCCCACACGTCAATCTGATACGATATTGAATCTCTGAACTTCGTATCAGTATTGCTGTTATTAATTTCAAAAAAAGTAATCAATGGAACTGAATCGATTTCTTTCGGAAAATTCATTGATACTTTCATCCCATTGATTTCTATTTCTTCCAATAATTCTTTTATTTGCTTTCTTGCATCGACCATATTACTTCATCTCCAATACTGCTGTTGTTTTAAGCTTCTCTTTGATTTCATCTTCGTTCTGCTTCATTGCTGGATAAAAAAAAGGCTGTGGCTTCATACCTTCTGTATAATGCCAATTGCCTTCTTCATCTTGATACCTCCACGGCGTTTGCCTGTAATGTAAATCTATGCCTTCTCTCTGCAACCCTGCCGATTCGCCAACTTTACCTGTTCCAAACTCAACATAAGATGCATATTCAACATTCGAATACGCTTCGCCTGCTATTATGTCGCCATCTTTAGTCACTCTCGAAAAAATGTTTTCTCTCAAATGCCCTGTATCAACTGGCGCTAGGTCTTTGGCATCGTCAGCTATTTGCTGTGCCAACTTTCCTACTGTATCTTCCATATTTTGATTGAGCTTTTCGATGTTGTTTGAGAGCTTATCTTGCAACTCTGACAGCCCTTTGATGCTTATTCCCATCTATCTCACCCTTTCAACCAAAACAAGCCTATAGCTTGGATATTGCTTAATTGCTACGATGTTGTACATCTTAGAATTAATTTCGACCCTGTCTTTTTCTTTCAGTTCTTCATCCGAAAAAACGCAAGCCTGCATCATCTCATTAATTCTTTCGCCGTATTCAGCAATCTCAACTTCGCTAGATATTGGCGACCACATTACATCGATACTTCCAGATGGCTCACTAGGATAGCTATATTCCCGATTGCCATATCTGTCCGTTTGGAATCCATAGGAAAATACATTTGTTTCTTTGATATTTGCTGTTATTTTTCTTCTTGAAAAACTGAATCTATCGTCTCTTAGCATGAACTCTCCTATATCTGGCTAGTTTATTTAAAATCTGTTCTTCCTTAACGTCGTAGTCGTTAGTTGACACGTAGGTTACGCTCTGACTGACTACACCCTCAGAATAGCTTTCAGACTTTATATTCTTAGCCATATCTCTGTTGTAATATGTGAATGCTAAGGATATTTGGCTGGAAACAAAACGGCTATCAAGAACGCTTTCATAATCTAAATCAAGATAGTTCTTAATAGCCGTAGACGCTTCATCTAAATATTCCTTTAGCAATGTTTCTGTTGTCGTATCAATTACATCAAGCCCTAATTTAGCTTTCAGTCTGTCTAATGTTTCCATATTCTATCCTTTCAATTACTTTGTTTCTCTCTTAGGCTTTCTTGCCTTGACTTCCTTTACTTCGTAGTTATCAACATCAGCCTTGCAAATCTTGATAACATCATCGTTACTGCATTCGGTAGAATAGCCTGTCTGCTTGTTGAGAATTGTAACCAACATATATAGTCACCTCTCTTTTACTTCTTGTTAACTGTCATACAAGCTAAGGCATTCTTCTGGAGAACTTTTGAACCATATACATTTAAGCCTTTAACTGCATCAGCAAAGCTCTTTTCAGGGCGATATGCTTCAACCTTAACAAGCTGTTCTGCGAATGATGTCGCCATATTAACACCGCCTAAGATTTTATATTTTGTGCCTGCTGTGTTTGGAACATTATTAGAAAGATATACAGTAAATCCTGCTGCTGTTCCAATCTCTCCACCTTCGATAATAGCCTTGTTGTAATCTGTTCCGCCTTTGATGAATCTGTCATCTTTGAGCAATAACGCGTGATACCACGCTGGAACTACTGCCCATCTTCCCACAAGTGGAACGTTTGCTTCTGTTAATGCTGTTCCCATATCAACTAAGTAATCGTAAGCATCTTCCTTAGTTGGAACGATTGGAGTAGTATCATCACCAATCTTATTTCCTGCATTTACTGCCATAAGATTTGCGATGAATGAATCTGTTACATCATTCATTCCGTATGCAGCTCTCTGCATTGCATCATTCATTAACTTCGGATTAGTCTGGGCGTTGTCAACATCTTCAATTGAAAAGTTGAAATACTTAGCCTGGTCGATAGTTAATGTCTGCTGTGTTCCGTCTAATGAATCAGGGTCTTCAATAGCTCCCTTTGTGTAGTCCTTAATATCGATGTCGCCAATCTGGTTAATCTTTACTGTGTCGCCATAGTTTCTAATTTCGCCCTCATAGTCTCTATTTACAAGATTGCCATATACGTGAGCCTTGTTTAAATGTTCTAATAATCTAGCGCTCCATATCTGAGGAATAAAATTTTTTACTGCCATTTCTTAATCTCCTTTTTAAAATTATTTTCCTGAAAGTACGTCCTGCACTTCATCCCATCTTGCGTTGATTTCGGCTGGTGTCATTTCCTTAATGGCATCCATTGTTAACGCGCTTTTTTTCTCTGGGTCTTTTGGCGGATTTCCTTTCATTTTTGTATTTGTTGCTTTTGTAACTGCTGAATTAAACAACTGCTCAAAGCTGTCTATTCTTGCCTGTGTGCTTTCTGCATCCGCACCTACTAAATACTTAGCAAAATCAGCATCAAGCCCTCTGTTCAAGAGTTCTTTTCCTGTTGATACTACTAACTGTTCGTGTTCGAACTGCTTCTTTTCAGCTTCGAACGCCTTTTTGTCCTTGTCTAACTGATATTTAGCTCTCTGCTCTTCATTCATCTTCTCTAATCTCTTAGATTCATCTAAATTTTCAAGCTGTTCTTTGTCCCATTTAGCTCTTGCTGTATTCAATGCCTTTGTTACTGTGCTGTCGACACGGCTCTGGATAGCCCTTTCGACTTCCGAACGTGCCAGAATATCATCAACGCTAAACTTTGAAAAAACATCATCTAAGCTAATTTCTGTTGGCTTAGGGTCTGTTGGTTCTGGTGCTGGTTCAGCAAAAAACTGTAACTTCATTGGTAAACGTTTACTTTCTTTTCTTCTCATTTCTGATTGCTCCTTATCCCTACAAGTACTTGCCTTGTAGTCATTAATTTGTTTTTGCTCCCTACAAGTCCTTGCCTTGTAGTTAGTCCGTCTGGTTTTAACGCCTTTTCCTTGGCATATAAAAAGCAGCTATCAATGAGATAACTGCTTAATTGCTTTCTTTAATTCTTCATCCGACATCTTGTAAGGTCGTTTTATGCCTTTTTTTATTGCTCTTTCGTTTGCTCTTGCTCTTGCATCGTTCTCAACGTATTTTTTATACCATTCTCTGTACGTCATATTTGCTGGTACAAGTTCCGTTTCGCCTGTAATTGGATTCCTTGCTCTTCTTTGTAATTTTGAATAATCCCTACCGTCAATGTATGCGCTGTCAACGCTTCGACAGTTAGGATGCATCGGTGGAAAATTAACACCAACTTCTGCATCTTTGACTAAGTGGATAGTCTTATCCAGCTTGCGGCATACAGCCGACGTTCTAAGGTCGAGCGTAGCGATGTAAATGTACTTTTTCGCTCCTGTGTCTCCATAGGCTTTTAATCTTGCCTGCCCTGCCACATAGTTAACTTCTGTTCGGATAAGTCTATCTGCTTCATATCTTCCTGACTGCATTCTCTTATTGAGTTCAGTAGCCATCTTTTTGCCCGATATTCCACTTAATAATCCTCTTGTTAAGATTTCCTCTAAGTCATTCGCTAACTTGTCCGTATTCTTCCATATTCTCTTTGAATAGTTAGAGCCTTTCCAATCGGTTGCGATTGCAGCCTTAACGGCTGGATTGCTTAAATTATTAAAATCGTAGGCTAAGCCTGTCCCTTTTTGAATAGTATAATGCGTCTGATAGAACGATGTGTTATATGCGTCTATCATTCTTGGCTGTAGCATTTTTTCAGTGTACCATCCAACGCTCTGCGCTTCGCAAAATATCAAATCTCTTAATGCTTCAATTCTTGCTATCCTGCTTGCATAAGCTGGGGCATTCAATCTGTTCAGGATTTCTTGCTTTAAGTCGGGGTCGTCGGTTCTTTCATATATTCTTTTTAAGGTGTTGTAAGCATCCCTTGTTTGTTTGGTGTTGAGATTTTTTAGAGCTTCTTGGATAGACATTCCGCTATCTGTTAGATATGTATTAAATATCTTTCGAATTTGCTCATTTAATTCTTTCATTACCGATTCAAAATATTCATTAACCTTTATTACTGTTTGGTCGTTCTTTTCTTGAATCAGCTTTTCAACATCGATGCTTCGCTTCTCCCAATATGAATTAGCCATTTATTACTCTTCATCCTCTTTTTTGTCTTTTTCGTCAGGGTTATCAACATTATCATCATCGTTTTCGACTAATGCTTTTTGCATTCCAAAGCTGTCTAAATATTCCTGCTGTGCTTCCTGCTTTTCTTCTTTAAGATTTGCCAGAACTTCGTCTACATCCTTAACAAACCACAACTGATTTAATAATGTTTTCTTGTCGACGATACCCTGTAAGCTAACTACCATATTAACTATCGCTGTTCTATCAATTGGCATTGCTATGGTAAATACAATATCCAGCTCTTTCTTATCAATCGGATTCATTTCACCTTGAACACATAGCCAATGATTGTACATTTCGAATCTCTTTTTAAGTCCTTTTTCAAAACTGCGCATCTTGGACTTAACAAGTATGTTCATAGTCATTAGTTTAAGCATTAACGCCTGTCCTGAGCTGTTTCCTGCAAAGTTTTCGTCGGTCATATCGACTGTTAAGGTCATCTTATGGATTTCCCTTATAATATCGTTGCAAAGTACCGACATACTGCCTTCATCGAATACTTTCTGTATGTATTCAATTCTTGCATCAACTGGTATTCCATCTAAAAATCTTTCATCCTTAACGATTTTTAGGTCGTCATCGTCAATCGTAATTCCGAACAGCGCCATTAAGCTGTTTATGAACTTCTTCTTGTCTGTGATTCTGTCGCTCAATAGCTCATTAAGTCCATCAATTAATGGAATTACCTGCTCAAAATCGCCCTGTCTTTCGTCGTTGTTCTGATATTCGACTACTGGAACTTCTCCAAAGTAATGTTCCTGTTCGCTGTCTAATATTTCGTGGAACTCAAAATCTTCTAAGTTAGTTGAGCGGTAGCGCTTGGAATTAAACGCTGTATATACTGTAACGTCGTAATATTTAACATCGTTCAAATCTTCCTGCTCTTCATATACAATTGCAAAGAGCTTATTATGTTCGACTGTATTATCTCTAACCATAATGCAATTTCTAGGGTCGATTACTGTTGTTCTTGGCTCTGGATGTTCTTTACTGTTTGCATATTCTAGCTCGTATGCTTCTCCAAATATTCCAATATACTTAGCTATTTTTGCGTCACATTCAGATATAGTCTGATTTTCATATACTTCTATAGCTCTAGATATATCTATCTGCTTCGACTGCTTCCAATCGTACTGTCTGACAGCTCCATTCTTGATTGATGCCTGTACACCTGCATTAAGTACTTCTTTTTTCTGTTTATCGTCATTCTTTTCGCTGTTGTATTTGACTGGTTCTCCCAGATAGTAGCCTGTTGAAATATCAACTACATACTTCGCGTAATTGGCGCACACTTTTACTTTGTCCTCGTCGTCCTCTGACGGCTTAAAAATGTTGTGCTTGCCTAAATAGTAGTCATAGTTCTTTTGGAACTTTCCAATCTGTGCTTTGTGTTTACGTATCAAATATCTAAATACGCTAGAACTGATATGGTTAACGTCTGGGACTGTTCCAACATCTATATATATTGCCATTCTTTACCTCTTTCTACTAAATTAAAAACCCCTTGGTCGCTTCTTAGCTTTCAAGTGGCTGTTTCTTCTAATTTCTTCAATTGAATATCTCAACGCTGCCATCGCATCATCGAAAAAGTTAACTGGTACGTCAAGATATAGTCCTGTTTTCGGGTCAAGTTGCCATTTCCATTGGCTGATTTCCTTATATGTATTGATACAGCTATGATGTATATGTATCTTGGGGATTTGCTTTAAGTAATCAATCTGTGCGTTAACGCTTCCTGAACCTTTTACAACTCCCCTTGCTCTCTTATAGCCTGCTTTCTGCCACATTTTTATTCTGTCAGGTTCGGCGCTGTCGCAGTACATTGCCAATCTCTTATCAAATGCCATCTGTTCTGCCATCTGTATGATTTCGCCTGTATCTTTTTCGTATACGTATAGCTCCTTGCAAACATACAGTTCGCCATCTTTGAATCCTACGTTAAGTAGGGCGTTTGCGTGATTGTAACCAAAGTCTTGCGAATTAACCATATAGTCGAATCGTTCGGGATTCGTGTCAAAATCTTCAACAACGTAGTTACTTAGAATTAATCCGCCGACTTCTCCCCATTCGCCTAATCCATAGATTCTATAGCCCTCTGGGTCAACTTTTTTTCGACGTTCCATTCTAGCCTTGTATGCTTCATCAATGAATCTGTTTTTTAGGTAATTACTAGAATGCGTTAGCGTATTCTCATCAGGCAAATCAAAGAACACTCTTTTTATCCAGTGAGTAGCACTTACTGGGTTAAACGTCATTTTAATTTGGTAGAATTGCCCTTCGGGTAATTCACCTCTTAATCTATCGTCGATAATTTCAAAATCGTTTTGAGTGATTTCTGTTGCTTCTTCAATCCATACATCTGTTAGCTTTCCTCTTTTGAATGTAATGGATTTTAACTTTTCTCTTTGCTTGTCGTCATTAACTCCACGAAAGATTATTTGATTACCGTTACCCTTAAATTCAAGCATTAAAGGGTTTTGCTTAATGCTCCAATATCTTTCCCATTTATCGCCAAACATACGAAAAATAGCGCTCTGCAATTCTGCAAAGGTGCTATCTCTGTTGGTGATATCTGATTTTCTGACGCATAGCAGATTTCTGCCTGGGTCTTTCATTAGCCTTAATATGTAATTCATAGCGGTATCTACCGACTTACCCGAACCTGCCGAACCTTTCATAATTACATATCTTTTTGTGCTTTGATTCACAACGGCAAAATCAGGGTTAAGCTCTACATTAATATCCATCTGCTAATCACCTTCTTTTGGATTAGTTCCATAGCTTATGTTAATATTCAAGCTTGTATCTTCTTCGCCTGCATTAAGGTTAATGATGTCTTCTGGTCTTTCTCCTGCTGTGTCCCTCAAAAATTCGGCGCTTGCTACCGAACCTTTAAGCGCTTTTTGAATCTGTGCTACTAATATAGCTGTCTGGATGTCTATGTTCTTTCCCTTCAAATCTGCAAAGCTCTTTACATCTTCGGCTGTTACTGTTCCGTCGCTATGTAATGGCAATTCAAGAAGCAATTCAAGTGTTTCTTTCATTGCAGCTTTTTTTCTTCTGCTGATTCCTGAATTGATGCCGCCTTTCCTTCCCATCTCTGCGCGTTCTTCCGCTGTCATATTGCTAAAACTACTTTTCTTCAATTGCCATCACCTGCCTTTCTAATTAATTTCTTTATTTCATAAATCCTTTCAGCGCCTGAACAACTGCTTTACTTTCTGCCTTTGCTTTTGAGCCGTTACAGTATACGTCGGCTGTTGCTTCTGCTATGCATTCGGCGTTACTGCTAGTCGCATACTCTGAAATCTTAGTTGCGATTTTCCTTGTGCCTGGGTATTTCTTTTTCTTTAATCCCTTGCTGAGTATGTTCTGTGCTTCTTTCATAATTTTCTTAGAAACATCATCAAAATTATTACTTCTCATTTTCTGCATCGCAACGCTGGTTAGTGAATGCCCTAACTCGTGAGCTATTACCGCCTGTTCTGCTGTCTTATTACCCCTGCCTGGGTGATAGCCTTTCTTAACACAATCATCATAAGCACTTGCCATCATTCTGCCGTGTCCCTCAATAATCATATTGCTTTCATCTATGGCTATTGGGTCGTTAAATCCGAACGATTCAATGCTCTGCTTAATCTGTTGGATTTGCTCTTTTGGATGTTTCTTAGCGTTGTTCTGATACGCTTTTAATTCGTTTATGTCAATCTGTTCTAATTCCATCGCTTGACCTCTGCTTTAACCTTCATTTTAAAAGCGCCCATTTTTTTATAACGAGCGCTTTAAGGAGGGTAAAAAAGTGAAAAAATGTCCAAACAAATAATAACCTTTTTTTCATTTATTACTCTACCATTTTAGCATAGAATGATGTGTCTTTCTATGTCCTTTTGTGTCCTCTTTTTATTTCATTCCATTAACCGCCCTGAACTCTTCCAGTGCCTTGCCGTGCATCTTAAGAGTATATCTATAGCTATATCCCATATCAATTGCTATCTGTTCCCAATGCTCTAACTTGCAGTACTTTTTATATAGCAACTTTGCATATTCAGCATTCTTTACTTTCTGAATTGATATGATTACATTAGCCCTTGTTAGCGTAAACTCTCTAATCATTGAAGCGTATGTATTCATCTTTTCATCAATTAAGCATATTGTATCTGCCATCTTATCGCCTGATATTGAGCTTATTACCTTTTCGCCCTGCTGCATAGCTCCCATACTTACAGATAGCTCTTTCAATGTCTTTATTTCTTCCTGCATAATTGCTATTCTGTTCTTAATATGCCTAACCTGTGCTAGATATTCCTTTGCTGTCATTTCTTCCACGCTTTCTGTCTCCCTTCGTGTAGTTTTAATCCTTCTTCTATAATTTGCATATCGCCCATAACACAAATATCATTCCAATTACCATAATAATAGCTATTGTATTAATAATTGCCATCTAATCACCTGCCTTTTATTTTCAATTCGTTTCTAAATGCAACATAGTCTTTAATTTCTGTTGATGCCTCGTTTTACTATCATTTTATCGTCAAACACCGTTGATATTTTTTTCGAAAATTCAGCAGCATTTTCGGGATTTCCCTTTGCGTAATATCTTTCTTCCTGCCTGTCTAATTCTTCTAGCTTTTCATCAAACAGCTCTATCACTTCATCTATATCGTAGGCTGTTGGCATCTGTTTGATTACTCCTTTAAACATTTCACCGCCTTCAATTCCAAATTTTTCAACAAATATTTGCGTGTATTCTTCTATTGTTTTATCTGCGTCTATTAATCTCATTTATATCTCACTCCAATCTAATATGTATTTTGTCCGCAATTTTTACAGTAGCCTGAATGAAACATTAAGCATTTACATCTTGGACAAAAATATTTTCCTTCAAGAACTGTTCTTGAAATTTTTTCCTGCTTTTCAAGGGCTGAGATTGCCATATCTAATGCTTGGTTCATATAATTGTATGGCTGAATAGTAAATCTGCTTTCTTTTAATCGTCTGATTGCTTCTTCCTGTGTTATCGCTTTCTGCTCTTTCATTCCTTATTTCTCCTTAATTCAACACTAATGTTACATCAACTATTAGTTTTACTTCCGTATCTTCAAAAAAATATGATGTAGTACCATTTTTTAAATACACTGCGTTAATTCCAGTTGCTTCAATTTTTATAAAAACCTCGTCATTAAAAATAAATACATCTCCAATCTTCAACTCCTCAAATTTGCTTACACACCCTCTGTTAGTTTCAATCTTCATCTTTCCATCTCCTTTCAACCTATAGCGTGATATGCTATCCAAACGATAAATATAAAAATTGCAATTAAGCACTCTGCCAGAAAAATATATGCATATACATCACTGTCAAATATGTTAATTAAAATCCATATATTCCCAATCGCTAGTATGCCTATTAGCATTGCCTTAATCAATCTTATCCAATCCATCTAGTCCTCACTTTCTGCTAGTTTTGCATATTCCCAAAAATTCATTCTATATTCACTATCCGCCGTCCAAGATGTAGCTCCACCCATCCACGCATAAACTTTTCCATCTACGAATTTAGCGAAGTATCTTCTAACCCATTCTTCACTTTCATAATCTCTAACTAATATAGGTGTATCAACCTTGACTTTCGACCAGTCAACTTCTGGTTCTTCGTATTCTGAAAATAACCATCTTAATATATTTTCTTCGCAATTTTCTTTTAAAAATTCTTCTTTGGTAATATTAGCTTGTTCCATAAGTACTTTTTTGCAATTACTACAATGAGTATAATTACAGTCAGTCAGATTGCCGTTTTGATAAAATCCTAACCTGTCTACGTTGATAGCTCCTAATCTAACTAATTCATTTTTAAATTTTTCAATATTTAACATTCTTTTATCTCCTTTATGTTTAATATTTCATTTTCACGTTTCCGCTCAGATTCAATCCATTCAGCGTAAGATAGTCCTTTTGCCTGCGCTTCTTCCAAACGTTCCTGACGTTTTACATCATTGTCAATTTGCTGTTTTTCTTCTGCGATTTCAATTTTTAAGTTTTTTATGTAATTGTCTAAAATCTGAATCACCTTTTCGCTCTTAGTCTTTGTATCAACTTCGCCTGCTCTTTTCTTCTTATCTTCCAGCTTTTTGCTATACCTTTCGTACTGTTCTGAATTAATGCAATCTGCTTCATACATTCCGTACAGTTCTTTTTCTGTATAGCATTTTTCGCCCTTAACAGTAACGTATATGTCGTTTACTTTGTCCCTTTCCTTTTTTGCTTTCTTTTCGTATTTTTCTCTAAGTTTTAAAAATTCCTTTAGAATCGCTTCCAGAGCTTTAATATCTTCATTCATCTTTTTTCCTTTCTCTTAAATCTCTTTCCATTCAGGCAAACAGTAGGTTCTGCCTGCGCTGGATGTTTTCCTTGTGCGTTCGCTTCCTATGATTTTTAATCTTCTTTGCCTTCTGATTATTTCCTTTCGTTCTTCCTTTTTTTTGGGGGGTAAAGGCTTACTTTTTCTTTGAAATCTTAAGTCCTGTTCATCTTCCGTTACAGGTTTGTTTGATTTTTTGACTTTGTATTTTCCGCAAATCGTCAAATCGTGTAGTGCTGCTTTGGTGACGCAACTAGGCGACCTATCCAACTTGTAAGCTATTCCTTTCGATGTATATGTTCCTATATAGCATTCGTTCATATACAAATCATAAGTTATCATCTTGTTTCTCCGCTCCTTTTCTCAAATTCTGCTTGTATATCCTTTGGAAACTCTATTCCCAGCTCTGTTGCGACTATCCAGGCTTGGTCTGCCCAACTAGTCCAATCTTCTGCGATTAGCTGGCATTTTTTCTCAAAACAGTCCTTGAATTTCAAAGCTCTTTGTCTGCCAAATCCAAAGTAATCTCTTAAAGTAACAAGGCATTCTAGCAAGATGAAGCTTGTTAGCCTTTCATCTACTTTCTTCAAATCGTCTTTTGTAACTCTAATAGGAATGTTATAGATGTTCCTCATCCGCAAATCTTCTTCTAACGCTTCTATGCCTTTTTCCTTAACCAATGTATAGGCGTATGCCATTCCTTCACGCCTGCCTATTTCTTCTTTTGATAATTTAGACATTTTGATTCTCCTTGTATTCTTTTCTTAACTCTGCCTTTTCTTCTTTAATTTTCGCTAGGCTAATGTAATCGTCTGGGCTTAGTGTAGTTCCCTCAAACAAGATTTTATTTTCTTTTCGGTCTAACTCTTCCAGGCGATGCTCTATTTCTTTATTTGTCATTTTCATTCTCCTCAAAGTGCAATTCCATTAAGTCAGCAATCATCAGATATTCTTTTGCTTTCTTGCTTTCGCCGTGAGTTTTCTTAACGATAGCTCTAAATTCTTCCAAATCTCCATAAAAGCATCCACATTGAACTCTGACCTTGCCATCCTTACATTTGAAAAATGTAGTTGTTCTGTATTCTCTGCCGAATCCCTTAATGGTTGTATAGCAAGCGTCGCCATATACCCAAGCGTCGCCATATACACGAGCGTCGCCATATACACAAGCGTCGCCATATACACAAGCGTTGCCAGATACACAAGCGTCGCCATATACACAAGCGTCGCCATATACACGAGCGTCGCCATATACACAAGCGTCGCCATATACACGAGCGTTGCCAGATACACAAGCGTTGCCAGATACACAAGCGTTGCCAGATACACAAGCGTCGCCATATACACAAGCGTCGCCAGATACACAAGCGTTGCCAGATACACGAGCGTTGCCAGATACACAAGCGTTGCCAGATACACAAGCGTTGCCAGATACACAAGCGTTGCCATATACCCAAGCGTCGCCGTCGTAGTCTAAATTCTCCTCTTTTTCGATATATCCGCCCAACTCTCCTGCTTCCACATCTCCAAAGTTGATTAACGCCTTAATCTGGAATAGCTTTTTTCCTAAAAACATTTTTGTGTTAGTTGTTAATTCAAATTTTTTCATCTTTACTTCTCCTTTTATCTCTGTTCTCTAGTAGCTTTTTTTCTAAATTCTGATAGTCATATGTCCTTTGGTCGTTGAATGACTTTTTCTGTTGTTGTTGCTTTTTTGGGGGATAGAAATTACTCCAACCTCCTGCTATTGCATTTTTAACCGCTGATATTCTATCTTCATCCGTATCGGCAACTCTCTCTAGCTTTTCAGTTAATATCTGTATCTGATAGCCATTGAGTTGCTTTCCTGCTTCTTGTCGCATATTCAAGAATTGAATAAAAGCATCATTTAATTCTGCATTAGAAAAATAAGCTATATCTTTTTCTTTACTTTCCTTTAATTTACTTTTCTTTTCTTTATGGCATTTTTCTTCGGATAAACTAGAATTAATCTCGGATTTATTACTATTAATCTCGGAATTACTCTTAAAAAGGGTAACTTTAATATAAGTTGCCGTTTCTTCTTCATTTAAAAGCCAGTATTTTTCAATCGTAATTGCCTTTTTACTTGCTTTTGTTTTGACTGCTTCTTGATACCTTTTTTGTATTCCAGTAGAGGTAAGAACCTTGTCCGACTGAAAAAGTTTGTAATTAAACAGTGACCGTTCCAATAAGAAGTTTATTACCTGCTTGACCTTATTAATTTCCATATTCAAATCGTCCGATATGATATATTCGTAATCATCGTCAACGATTAAATAGTAACCATTCTCTTTATATATCTCGCAAAGCAGATATTGATATATGACTATTCCATCTGCTCCATATCTGCTTTTTAAGATTTTAATTTTTTTATCTGAGAAAAACCCAACATCAAAAGGAAAGTACTCTAAACCTTTCTTAATTGGTCTTGCCATTTTATTCTCCTTGTGTGAATATGAATACCTTAACACAAGCTTCTTCATTCTCTTTCGTATATCTCTTGCATACATAAAGGTTGCAAATCTGCGTATCATCGCCGTAAGCTACCTTATTCAATGCATCACATATTACTTTTGCTATGTTATCAACATCAGGCTTTTTACAGGGTAACAATTTCCCTGATTCCATCTTCTGCCTATTCTTTTTGCTTGTACTCTTAGGAATTTCATAAATTGCATTTATCGCAACATCCAAAGCTTCTTTTTCAAAAAAGCCTTTATGGTTGATTGTTTCAGCCTGCTTTATGTAACATTCTTTAATCCAATTCTCGTATAAGACTGTATTAGTTGGAGTAACACTCTGCATTCTCCTAAGCTTTGGATTATAAAATGTTCTAGCCCTAGCCTTTCCTTTTGGCTGCCCCGGAACTTCAAACCATATTTTTCTTTCCATTCTGTATCTCCTTTACTCTCCTACGTGTAGCAAGTAACGACCAGCCTATCCTTTTAAGTCTGCTTTCTTCCTGCTTAAAATATCGAACAACTAAGTCATCCTCTTTTCCTTCAATTGGTCGAAAATAACCTTGTCCGTTGGATAGGTTGAGAATTACTGTATCTCTTCTTGCTCTTGAAATTGCTTCCCTTAGCTTTCGGTCGTTTAATTCTGTTATCTGCGCCAATCTTTTTCTTGATATGGCGTTCTCTTCACCAAAGGGGATATATTGCTCTATTTCAAGTCTCTTCTCCATCTAATCACCTGCCTTAAAAGTTAAAAGGCAATCCAGAATCATCTACGTTGTCAGGAATGCTCATAAAGCCATCGCTATCAACGGCTGGCGCTTGCTGTGGCTGACTGTTATTACTATCTGCCGTAGCTTTGCTTTCTGCAAATTCCTGGTTTTCAACAACTACTTCTGTTGTGTAAACTGTCTTACCATCTTTGTCCTGATAACTGCCTGTCTGAATACGACCTTCGGCAACTATCTTAGTTCCCTGATGGAAATATTTTTCAGCAAATTCACCGCTTTTACCAAATGC